CGGCGTGTCGGCGAAGTCAAAGGCGAGATGCCAGGCATCGAGAGAGGTAGCGGCGTCGGAACGGAACAGCCCCGTGACCTGGGAGGGCTTGTAGCGATACTCCGCGTAACGTTCCTGATAACCGAAAACGGCGTCGTCGGTGGCCGGTGCCCCCGAGTAGTACAGTTCCTTATTGAGTACAGCCTGTTCGCCAATGTGGGCGAGTGCGGGCCAGAAGAAGTCAAAGCGGGTGCGGCGGGTCCACATCCGATCGACGCGCTTCTGATAGGTCATGTCTGAGCGGACCGAGATGAGACCGATGATGATGCAGTGCTCGGTGAACGACTGAGTGAAGCCGTTCTGGTTGCCGTTGAGGGCGGCGGTACCGATACCGCCGACCTGACCGAGTGGCGTGTCGGTGTACCCGGCACCACCAGGAGCCGTCCCGGACGTCTGATGAATCTGAGCGATGTTGATGGGCTGGCTGTGGCCACCCAAGTATTCGGGACGCTGAAAGCGGTAGTCCGGGGAGGTGACGCCGAAGTGCGCCTTGATCATTTCGACGTAGCGAGTGCCCCCGCGTGCATCGCGCTCCAGTAGGCGCTGGATCTGAACGGCTTCGCGGAGCGTGGCGACGGTGGCTTCCAAGTGCGGATCCACCCAGGACATATTGCCCGAGACGGTGGCGGACGGGCTGGACTTCAGTACGTCCATCGTCCCTTGGTTCGTCTGCAGACGAAACGCGGCGTCAGTGCTGTTGGTGAACGTCGGTACGCCGGACGAATCCGGCAGGATCTTGACCGCAGCAGATGGCCCCTTCTGGGGCCACGGCAGGCAGGAGGTGAAGTAATCATGACGCTTGCCGCGCTTGGAGAGCATCCCAGGGACTAGGGTGTCGGGGCCGTCGCCCGTGGGCACCACGTTTTTGGCTTGGAGGTTTTGGTCTCGGAACCACTCGTTCCAGATGAGGGCGTAGGCGCGGAAGGGTAGCGCGGAAACTCCGACGGGAGCAGCAGAAGCGAGAGGCAGCCCGAAATAGTCAGCAAGATCCCCGCTAGCGATAGCGCCCGTAACAGTCGGGATCGTGAAGTCCGTGCTGTCGTTTGGATCATCTTGAGCACCGTTGAACTTTTCCCAGTTGTCCCAGAGAAGGCGGTAAGGCACCGCGAAAAAGTGCGTGTCGAGGTAGATGTTGTCCATGATCGGGAAGATGGGCGTGGCCAGCCGAGCGATGGCGTGCATCTTCAGGTTAAACGTGTCGCCGGGTAGCGCCTCGTCCAGGAAGATGGGGTACAAGTACCCCGGCTCAATGGTGGTCTTGTGGCCGTGGCTGCGGTCGAAGCTCGAACGTTGAATTTCAGCCTTGGGAACTTGCGCGAAGCGGTTACTCATTGGTCGCATCCTTCACGAGGTGGAGCTGCGCCGGGTCGATCGCAGGCCGGTTGAGAACACCAAGTCCCGAACGCAACGCCCACGGTCCCGGATCGTGTGGCGTGTAAGCGCCCGTTGAGTCGTCGAATTCGCCCAGAGCGTAGAGCGTGTAGTCTGCCGGGTGTTTCGCGAATTCGTGGGTCCCGGAATTGACCGCATCCGTGAAGGCGCGAATCGCCTGTTCCTCGCGAGGAACGTAGAACGGGTGCGAGTAGCACTTGGCAGCGGAGTCGTAGACGGCAAAGACCTTGGTGAGCATTGGGTTTTCTTTCAGTTGTTCAGGAGGAGAAACAAGACCAGCGCAAAAGGGAGGAGCTGGACGAAGAGGTACGCGAGCACGATCGCGATGAAGGTTTTCAAGAACATGGGTTTCAGTTTCCTCGTTGATAGTGGCGGGTTTTAGCGAGCGTGCACTCTTCGCGGGTAGCAAGACGCTCCGGAGTCTGTTCGGATCGAATTTCCTTAGCACGGCGTTGGCGATTATGTTTCAGCACGTGCCGATCGGGCAAGTGATATTTTTCGGCGAGCTTGTCGTAGTACCGCGGCACCGTGGTCGGGTGGCCGTTGTCCACCACGTGGTCATGGGCCATGAGTTCCTCGAAGTACGAGGAGAAGTAACTGGCGCCGATGCCCGGACGCCGGGACATGAGACTGAATTCCGGGGGGACGTTGACGACTTCCCCGGTGTCGGTGTGGAGGCGCTGATAGTGGGTTTCGGCCTGGGCACCGGAAATTTTCTTGGTGACGTAGCGGGCCGTGTAGGCGCAGGTTTCGGGTGTGACGTCACCCACGGTGACGAACCCGAGGCCCCAGACGCGTTCAATGCGTTCTGAGGTGTACGTGTTCTGGCCTTCGCCAGGTTTGTATAGCTGGAGGTCGTCCGGACGGTACCCGTAGACGATGAGGTGATAGTGCGGGCGGAGGGATTGTTCCCCATATTCCCCGCAGCAGTAGTAGCGGATCTTGATGGGCCGGATTTCATACCGGAGACGTTTCAGGAAGTCCTGAACGTGTTTTTTCACCAATTGCCCCGAACGGGGCAGGTGCTCGTTCGAGTAGGTCAGCGTAAGGAAGCATGTAGCGTCGTGGAACCGACTTTCGTGGACCATACGCAGTTTCCACATCAGCCCGTGTGCGAGTCGACAGCCGATGCAGCGACCGCAGGGGACGGTCATGGGGTTCCCATTCCCTTTCTGGGGGGAGGTCGTGAACCCTCCCCCCAGTTTTTGGTACCCCCCTATCGGGTGGTAGCACGCCATTACAGCCGGTAGCCGCCCCGCATGGGGGAGCTCGGCTGGTTGAACGGGTGCGCGTTCTTGGCGGTGTGGGTGAAGAGGCGGCGAGAACCGCCCTTCGATATTTTGTGTCGCTTCACTTCGTTTGCTCCAGTTGTGATCGGTGTAGAGAGCTTAACACCGAGAGACAGGAAAGTGTGAGCGTTTCCTGTCAGTGGGCCTATTACCATCAAGTATAGAGTAATAGGCCCCTGATCCCCCCTCCTGAATCCTCCCCCCGAGGGGAGGAGTGTTGTTTTTGTGTCTTGATTGTTGTTTTTAGACGACACTTTTGGAGGGTTGAGGGGGACCTAGCTTGCGCTGGTCCCCCTTTCCCCCCCCGACGCCCGCCGATAACCCTAAACGGGAGCGTCAGGCAGCCGGTGTGGACGGTGGAGGCGGTATGACCGGAGTCGGAGACTCGATAAGGCCGAGTTCGGCCATTTTAGCCGCGTTCGCGGGATCCTGTACGAAGTCTAAGAAGCCTTCGGGTGTTTGTGTGAGGCTCCTGATGGAGCTGGGGAGTTCGGCGAACATTTGACGAGCGGTGATGAGCAGATTTTGCGCCTGCTGTAGATCCGTCGATGTGAAGTCGCCGTATTGAGGGGCGTATTTGGAGTAGTGGGTGAGAGCCCCGGTGCGCTGATAGCGCTTGAGGATCTGATTGATATCGGTCTCGTTTTTGAACTCCTGTTTGGTCATGGAGGGTTCTGTCCCGAGAGGTGTGATGACACGCTGCCAGGTGCGCCCGAGGTGGCGACGGGTTTCTGGCGGGCAGGGGACGGTTTTGCGTGGAGAAGAATTAGTGGTCATGACACGTTACCTCTTTTTCATCATTTCAGCGGCAATCTTCGACAACTTTTCGACGAGTTCCATAACGGATTTCGTGTCGCCGTCGCCGGACAATACGTCGTCCATGGCGCGGCGTTCAGCTAGCGGGATGTTCATCCAGAACAAGCGCAGCTCGGGGTCTTTTTCGAGCATCCGAAGCCGCAGACGGGCTTCGTCGATGTCAATTTGCTTGCGCACGACGTCTTTTTCGATGGATTTGATCGTCGAGAACGCCTGTTCTCCGGCGTAGAAGGTCGCTTGCTGCTGTCTCTTCGCGCTGACGATGTTTTCGCGCTGGACGTTCAAGGATTGCATGCGGTCCAGGGGGTCGAATTTCTTGGCGACCTCGTAGTCAAACTGCTTACGCTTGTTGTCGATCTCAAGACCTTTCGTGGCTTCCGCCACTTGCTTGAGTTGCATGGCGGTGGCGATGCCCCCGCCGTAGTCAGGCACCGACGCGACGGAGCCGCTCGGGCTGCTGGAGCCGGCACCGCCGGTGCCGGAGAGTATCGGGTTGAGGCCGGCGGCCCTTAAGTCCGCGACCTCGCGTTGATGGGCGGTCGAGCTCATGCGTTCCTGGAACGCCATTTGCTCCTTGGAAGCTTCCGCCATCTGTTTGCCGGAGTAGAAATCACCGGCCAGGGCGGCACCGCCCGAGGTCATGAAGTCTTTGATCGAGCCGCCGATTTTGGAGCCAATGGCTTGGCCCTTGGCGGAGGAACCGAAGAGACCACCGATGGCCCCGCCGATTTTTCCGCCGATGGGGCCGCCGAAGAGCGTGCCCCCAATAGCGAGCGCCGGGGCGGCGAATTTCTTCACCGCCCCGCCGATCTTTTTTACGAGCCGTTTCAGGCTCATCAGAAGTGATCCATCATGCCCGGCACGCCGTACATGGGCATCGGGCGAGCGCAGCGGAGGTCAAACCATGCGTCCATGATGATCTTGGGCTCGGTC